TCACCAGAGGTACTTCCCTTACAACCTGCGTAATCCACAGGGTAAGTTGGTACGTCATTGGCAACCCAATACGCTGAAGAGAAAACACCCTCTACGTCTCTAAGTACTAATGTATACATTAACAACCCCCTTTAGCTAAGTCTAGGGTTATTATAAACCCGTCATCAGAAAAAGAAGATATGTTGTACACATCAGTGCCTATAGTTAAAGTATCGTATCCACCTATAGCTGTTCCAGACTTCATCATTGCTTTCGCAGAGGATGCTTCGCCTGTTGGCTTAGTGGTAGATTCGAGTACTACTTTAACTTTTGTAGAAGTTGTTGTTGTTGTGAGACTGCCAGAGGCAAAATCATAACCACTTGAGGTATTTTTAGATAGTGTTGCAGAGACTACAAGGTCTCCGATAGCAAGAAAAGCCTTGTCTACTGCAGCCTTTACTTTAGCCTTCATTGACATTAATTAGACCTCCACCAGCTGGCACCCATGCCTTGACCACCGTTCCTTAACAGTGGACGTATAGACTTAGCTGCCTGTACTGATTTCATTGGGATTCTTTGAACGTCATTATTGCTATCTGATATGCTGATAGAGCCTACGCTGATACTCTCAAAAGTTTGAGTAGTACCAGTTAGTAGGTCTTCATTGTTTACCAGATGTAAAGCTTGCTCATAAACAGCAACTTTAACACGATTTGGAACCTCCGTAACAGCGAATGTAACTACCATACCTAAACGGTTATCAGTATACATTGCGTTGTTACGGGGCCAAGCCAAAGCCTGAGAGGAACTAACAGCAGAACCAATCCAAGCATTGTCATCAATCAGCAAAGATGCTGTAACAAGAGCTTGTTCCTTGATTTCGTCATCAGCGTCAAACCAGTTGGCACTGTCAATACGAGTTTCAAAGTAGTCATCAGCGTCTGCTGTTTCTACGTAACTGTTTGTATTAAGAACCAGAGCCATTAGTTCCTCCTCTTATATTAAGCGTGGAATACAGGCAGGATGCCCAAGTTCAGCGAGCCCATTTTACGAGTATAAGAAGCGCCCGCACCCAGTGTTGCGTTAGTCGCGAATACGCTAGAAGAACCAGCCCAGTCGTAACCCATTGGGTGGTTGATGTGGCCCCAGCGATACCAAACGTTAGTTGAACCACCGCCTGTGTAGGAAGCTGCATTGCGGTCAACTTCAACTGGGGTTGGCATAGAAATGTTAGCTGCTGCAACAGAACCCGGCTTGATTACGAAAGAACACTTTGTGCTCTCTGCAACAAGGTCACCAGTGTTAGGCATAGTTACCATTTGGTTCGCACGAGTCATTACCAAGCGGAACTTGCCACCGAATACTGTTGAGAACTCAAGGTTACCATCTTTGATACGGTCTTCGTCAACCAAGTTGGCAGCACGCATTTCGGCCATAACTTCAGGAGAAGTAACCAAGTACATGTAGTCTGGCTCGTGGTCTTTGAAAGCTGCGCCAACGGAACGGAACAGACGCTCACCACGGGCTGCGCCCATAGCAGAAGAGTCAAACAACTTACGTGCATCGCTTGAACCTGTAGAGGCAGCACCGTGAAGACCTGCAGCGTTGACGTCTACGAAGAAGCCAGTTGCTGCTGCGTCTACATCTGTGTCAAAAGAGATGATACCGCCGTTACCAGCAGTACCTGTGTCAGAAGCGTTACCAAGAGCCAGTTCGCTCAGTGCAACACCTTTGACGACTGCCAACAAAGCGTCATGCTCATCTTGTGCACGTACTTCAGCGAAGTCACGAGCGATTTTAGCAAGGCCGTCTGCTTTAGAAACGATTTCCTGCATGTTAACTTGCTCAGCACCGAACGTACGAACGGTCTTAACGAAGTTAGCAACGTCAGTGGCAATACCTGTGTAAGTACCGTCAGTAGCAGTAGCCAAAGAAGCAACGTTTACTGTGGCAGCCAAAGGTTTGTACCAGCGGAACTGACCTACGAAAGATTCACCTGTAGCGTCAATGCGCTGGTCAGCGGCAACGATGCCTGTGCTGTTAAGCTTTTTAGCTGTGGTGTACTTTTCGTCAGAGTAAGCGGAGATTGCCAGAGCGATGTTCTGGAAGTCTGTGTTTGTAATAGCCATGTGAAATAATCCTTGTGTGTGCTATGTAGTAATATAGTTAGTTATAGGTTAAAGTTACCCAGCTTGCCTTTTGAAGCAAGAGCTAGAATCTCTGTAGTAGACATGTCACCAATAGCTTTGGTGGTGTCAGTATTCGGCGCTCCAGCTGGATTGCCTGTACCTGCTCCTGAGTTAGACTTAACTCGGAATAGGAATGAGTTATCTTCGGACTTAGCATAAGCTTCGACGTAGTCACGAATATCTGTACCTGAAGAATGCAACCAAGCACCTTCTTCGTTCTGAACCAATGATTCCACGATTTCACGGCGTGCCATGTCACGGGATTTATCATTGCGGAATTCCATACCTGCGAGGGCAGTGTTGAGCACGTTGTCACGAGTCAGCTTTGTGTTTTGCTCTTCAAAAGATGCAAGTTTAGCACGGGCGTCTGCGAGTTCCAACTCTAGAGCTTCTTGAAGTTTGCCTTCGTCCTTCATACGGGCGATAGCATCTTCTTTTGCTTTTGCTTCTAGGTCGGCTTTCATCTTAAGAGCATCATCACGCTCAGAAGCCATACGGTCCATGTTAGCTTTCATCTTGGCAAGGCGACCTTCGACAATAGAGTCGATGTCATCCGCTTGGGATTCAGGGGTTTCCTCTACGACAGGTGCGCTCTCTACAGGGGCTTCTGGTGTAGGGGTTTCTAGTTCGTTTACTACGATTGTATCTTCGCTCATGTTATTTCCTCTCTAGCACAGCTAGGGTTTTTATATGTAAATTTGTGTCACAGACACGGTTTGATTTTCTTAAGTTCATACTGTTACAAACATTATGGACCAATTCCATACCAATCATTTCCAGCCTTAATAGGGGCTAAGATTTCTTTGTATGTTAAAGCATCAGGGCCGGACTGCAAGAGTCCATCATCTTTAGCTCGTTGTAAGTATTGGCGGTAAGTCGCTCTGGACATACCTGACTTCCTCATAGCGGAGAGAGTCTTTTTAATGGTACCTTCCTTCAGTGCATCTGCATACAACTGTCGTAGTGCCCATTTCGCATCAACTGCGTCACCTAAGTTTGTAAAGAAAGCATCGTGGATAGTTCCAGTCTCGATACCTTTCTTTCTCCCCCAAAGGTGAAATCTTCTTACAAGCACAGCATCATTACTGTGGTTGCCGTTAACGCCAAGGCCAATAGAAGCGTCCTGTATTGACTGTGGAGATAGCAACTCACCATCCTTAGACGGTGTCTCATAGATATTATAAACTTTTTCGCCCGTTATCGGGTCTTTAAAGTCTATTCTTACTTGTTCCTTTGTGCGGTAGCGTTGCATCATAGTCTTACCATCGAATGTTACCCAAGGGATATCGACAGACTTGGATTCCTTAACGAAGTCTTTCGCTACATCTTTCCAAAACCTAATAAACTTACCAGTTACAGGAACTTGTTCTTCTAGATGACGTGACATAATTTTTGATATCTTCTCGAATACACGAGTACCAACTAAGGCACCAGCCTCATCTTGAAGTTTAAATAACAAAGTATGCATGTCTTCAGAATTCTTAACCCCATCTTTGAACTCAGCACGAGCCGCTTCATAGAGAGAGTCTGTGATTGTTCTGCCCTCTTTCGAGGCTAAAACAACACTTTTCTTTATGTCACGTAGTTCGTCAATACGTGTCCAATTCTTTCTATCCATCTCATAGCTAATCTTAGCATCAATGGAAGTCTTAAACTTATCTACCTCTTTAGCAGAAATAGTAACCTTACCCTTTTTAGCAAGCACTTTGGCAAACGCATTAGAGACGTTGTTAGCCTTAGTCGCATCACCAGCACCGTAGAATGCAACCATGTTCTGGTTCTTGGCCGCCTTCATCAAGTCAGACCAATCTAAATCAAGGTCTGCTAGTTCAGGTATAGCTAAGAACTCAGGGTCATTAACAGTGCGCTTAGCAATCTCATCGTAGAGTCTTTGCTTCTCAGGCGTCTGTATAACATTCGAAAGGTTAGCCGCTGCTCTGTCTTTAGTAGAGAGAGCGATAATTTGAGCACCAGAAGAACTAGCGTCATTCTCAATCATCATATGCGTCTTAAACTTCTTCAGTCTGGCAATCTCTGCACTCGTCCAAGAGGTCTTATCAAGTTTGATGGTTCCCCCCATGTGGCGGTTCAAACGTGTATACTCTAGGGCCAGTCTGGAGACCTTACCAATGTGCTCATCATCTAGACCCATAGAGTGAGTCTTGTCGATGAACTTTCTAACTTGTCCAGACCGTTGTGTTTTCTTATCCAACATGTAACCGCCTAGTTCAAGCAAGTCATCTTCAATCTTCTTGAAAGCTTGTAAGCGACCTTTAACAGTTAGAACATCTAACGCACTACCAGTAGCAGCACCGATTTGTGTCAATAGTTCTTCTACAGCATCAGGGTGCATAGAGACACCACGGGCAGTATTCAGGAACGGGCGTACTGTTTCACCTTTAGTTGGTGTCAGTAGGCCACGGTGATAAACACGGCCACGGAAGTCTACAGAAGCATCTACTTGGAAAGCTTGGTTACGTGTACGGTGATACTTAGCTGTTGCTAGAACACCACGACCATCATTGCCACGAGAGTCGATGAATAGTTTCTTCCATTCATTCTTGTCTTGTAGTGCTGAGTCGCCAGAGCGTTTAGCCTTGAAGAAGATAACTTCCTCTGCAAAATCAAAGAAGTCATTGTCAACTTGATACTTAACAGAAGTAGCGTGGTTAAGCATTTTAGCCATACCACGGTCAATCTGTTTAGGGTCATAGTCAGCATAAACTTTATCTGAAACAACAGGCATGTTAGTCTTACGACCACGAGCATCATAGTATTCTTTACTACCTGCACGGGCATATACTCTGTCACGGTTGGTATCAATACCAAAACGTCTAGCTGCACGAGCCTTAGCCGAAGCAACTTGAAGTTCACGCAAAGAACCATCTAGGATTTGTATCTGTTTAAACACGCTTGTACCACGTAGAGTCTTATCTGCGGCAGGACGACCTGTAG